CACGAACAGCGTCAACCTGATCCCCAAAGTAAAGGAACGGGTCGCTACTGTCGGTTGACTGTAAACGAATCTCAGGGTTTGATGCACCCCTGATATCTAACTCTGCGATAGGGCTACCACCGATACCGACATTGCCAGTTGAGTCAATACGCATACGCTCAGAGCCGTCGCTCTTAAAAATAATGTTTGTGCCAGCCTGTTCATTGTTGTAGTCAGCGTCAATAATCAGCGACCCAACACCTGAATTTGCGCTAATGCGAGATTCTGCGTTTGTGTCCGTGTCGGTGAAAATGAGATAAGGAGTTGAGTTGCTGATCGTCAAGTTCCCTGTCAGCGTTCCACCAGAGAAAGGTAAATACGAATGAGTATGACCAGTAGCAGACTTTGCTGCTAAAAACCCATCAACCTCAGTTTCACTATAATAACGGGTATCATGAGTATGACTATCATCAGCAACAGTAATAGACATAGTTGCATCTTCTAAATTAGAAAAAGTAGCTGAACCAGAAGCATCACCCGACAAAGTAATAGTCGGATTACTTTCCCTTCTAAAGAATCTACTTAACCTTCTAACACCCATTATGCGCCTTCTTCAATAACACCTTGAACCTGACGATTTTGTCTGCGATTCCGCCTTTCTAGTTGATTAATAAGTTTCTGTTTCTCGTTCTGCAACCATGCTTCACGACCTTTAGGCCAGCCCATATCTAAACTTGAATACTTAGACACAGCCCAATCCCGCAAATTCTCTGTCGTAAGATCTTCATACTCAACAAAATCTTCTGGGTCAGGAGCATCAAAATCACAAGGATAAGCATTAGCTTCCTGCATATCAAGATCATAATCGACAAGTGTCAATATGACATCCATACTGACAATCACATCAGTCATACCATCAACGGTTTCGGTAACAACATTACCGAAACCCCATCTCCAAATTCTTCCCGTAGGTGTACTATCTGTCATTATGCCTCCACTACTTTCAATCTATCATCAATATTTTTAACCGCTGATATCAGCATTGCAATCAACTCATCCTCATTCAAAGACAAGTACCCACTAATTGTACCAGAACCATCAACAGCAGTAGGCATCACTTCCTGAACTTCCTGAGCAATCAAACCATGCTTAGTTTCTCTATCCTCAAACCCCTCAATCGGATTCATACTCACTTCACCCCAAGCAGTAATATTTCTAGGTGTATAAGTCACAGGACGCAACTGTCGAACAATATCAATACCACCATTCCATGACTCAATATCTTTCTTGAACCGCTCGTCGGATACCGTGCCGATCGTAGTACACACCACGTTGTCCACCGAACTCTTGATGTATGGGTTGACCCAACGAAAAGCGATATTATTTGGAGTACCGCCACAGTTACTATGCCCGTATGACGCGGCATCCATGTACGTTCGACCGCTAACAGCAATACCAATTGAATTGGTTTCCATTTTCTGAGTGCCATTGTAATGCAACCGAGTCTGACCACCCCTAGTTGAATAAAACATCCAAGTATTAACAGCATCCCAATAAATACCGCCAGCGCTGTGTGAAGTATTCATCATAAAGTTAGCATCCTGATCCAACAACACACCATAATAAGACCCTCTCGTATAACCTTGAACATTAAATGTCCCATAGTTCTGTGTTGACTGATACCAAGTCGGCCCGTCAAATATCTTCAAGAACTCACCGTTCAGTACAGACACTCGTGTCACATAACCGGAGTCGAAGTTCCCGTGCCCTCCGTCTGGCGTGTAGACCGCTAAACCGGATTCGCTACTGGTGTACACATACTCACCTGTTTGACCGGAGAACTTCCCTGTCGCTTCACCGGCCTCCAGCACCAGTTGCTGACCAGTATTATCCCGAATAGTGTTCGCTTGAATGACCCCAGTCGCACGAATATCGCCATTCACATCCAACCTGTATGACGGCGTGGTATCAGCAATACCAACATTGCCAGCCGAGTCAATAAATACTCGATTAGCTAGACCAGCATTCAAAGCAAGAGACTTGCCAGTAGCAGCACTACCAACTTGAATGGTGCTACCAGAAAGATAAAGCCCTGCTTCTCCACCAACACGAACATAGTCTTGAGCATTAATGTCGCCATTGACATCCAACCTATGCGACGGCGTAGTATCCAGAATACCAACATTACCAGACGAAGTAATTGTCAACCGAGTAGCATTTCCCGCAGCAATCCTAAAATCATCTCCAGCAACAGCAATATAAGGTGGGACTGTGGTTGCATTATCTTTCATCTGCACAACGACATTCGCATCTGTTGACTCAATCAAAGCAGCAATGTTTTGTGTGCCGCTATTAATATGCAAAGTTTCACTTGGAGAAGCTGTGCCGATACCAACACGATTGTTAGTTGTATCTACATGCAACACATTGGTATCAACTGTTAAATCCCCAGTTAAAGAACCACCAGACAAAGATAGATACGAATGGGTATGAGAAGAAGCAGCCTTACCTGCCAGCAAAGTATCAGCCTCAGACTCAGTATAATACTGAGTATCATGACTATGACTATCATTAGCCACCGTAACCGTCAGAGTGGCATCACCAAGATCAGTAAACTCAGCAGTACCCGAAGCATCACCAGCCAGAGTTAACTGAGGATCTTCACCTGATGCAACCTTCTTAGAACCTCTTTCTATCATCCTGTGTATTCTACTCCGCAAACAGTCAAAGTTAAGTTTGCGTCAGTAGGATCATAATACACAGCACCGCTTGCATCCAAAACATAGACCGTATCAGATGTAACAACATCATTAGCAGGAACAGTAAAAGAACTCATAATCTTATTATCAACCCCTGCGGTATCACCGGACGGCACAAGATGCAGGCTAAACGTCTTATCCGAACCACTAGTGTTACAAACACTAATTGACTTAATAATAGTATACGCACCGCTATTCGAAGAAGCAGTATACACAGTCGAAGCGGTATCATTACCAATATACAAAAGCTTAGGTGTTAAAGCCATTTATACCCCCATCCAAGTAAAAATATGATTATCATAAACAGTCGTATTCATATCCTGAATTGTTTCAGCATCCAAGATGTGATCAACTTTAGCACCACTAGTATGCGTAGTAGCCGTAGTGCCATCATAGCCTCTTTCCGAGGCTGTTAAAGTATTAGAAGACCTTGAGCTAATCAAGATTTTCTCTTCGGAAGCATTACCTCTATCAATAACAACTACAAAAGGATTATCTGAACCTGAAGGGAAAGTGCTACCATCAGTAAGAGCAATAGAAGTAGCGACACTGGTGATAGAACCAGTTGTTGTTGTCTCAACTACGCTTCCTAAAAATTCCCTTCTTTTCATATTAAATCCAATCAGGTGATGCTAATGTCCAAGTCGCCAGCAGAAATTCTTAAAGTGTCACCAGCGTCAACGGTCTTGCTTGAAGTCAAAGTACCATGAATAAGCAAATTAGTAGAGTTGCTAACATGATCATATACACCCACACCAACAACAGTACATGCTGGCATGTTAGTGAAATCAATATCACTAGTATTAGCAGTAGCACCACCAGAAGAAGCATCAAAAGATGCAGCCTTACGAACATAAGAACCACCACTTACCTCTGTGCCCGCAGTGCCAGCATCGTCCTGTGCCACAGTAAACAAAGCTACATAAACCGCAGAAGGTGCTGTCAAAGAACTCGTCCCAAGGAAGTGATCAAGCAGAGCATCTTCCAAATAATCGCTAAGATTTCCAGCCATTAGTTATTCTCCTTATAATGATCTTCCAACTCCAATTGTGTTGGAAGTCTAAAATTATCTAAAGTAAGCAAGTGATCAGCCTCCTGCTCCTCAATCTCATAAATCCTGTTCTCTCTAGTGAACCGAATACCACCCTTAGTAGAGTAAGCGGCACCACTATCAAAATAAATAAACTTCTTACCCGCCGAAGCCTTTGCAACAGTCTTTTTAGGAACAGGAGACTTTTCAGCCTTAGCAGCAGCAGTCTTCTTAGCGGTTGTCTTTTTAGCCGCAGTCTTCTTAGCAGGAACCTTCTTAGTAGGCTCAGGAAGATCAGACGACTTTACTACATTCTCACTCATAACAACAATTCTATCATAAGTATCATTATAAAACAGAAAAGGCGGGGGATTTCTCCCCCCGCCCAATCCGTTAGGATAGTAACTATAACAGTCCTAAGATTTAGTTATCAGGTGCTGCGAAGCTTGACGTTCTTAGCGATGACATAGCTATCAGCGTTTTCGATGTTAGCAGCCACACGCATGAACTGAGTATACTCAATTGTGTCAGTCTTCGGCTGGAACTGGCGGTACACCGTGATGTCACGATGGAGACCAACCACACGGTTGTTCGGGAACGTAAGTTCCACATAGCCGTGCGAGCCAGAAGCACCCGAGTAGTCACCCGAAACATCCTCAGGCATCAACGGAACTTCAGTGAGTCCGATACCGAAAGGAGCAAGGCCGGTTGCACCAGCGCCACCATTTGCACGCATTGCGCCATTCAAGAAGGCGAGATCGCCAGTCGTTGAACCGGGGCTTGGAGCACCAGCAGTTGCCTCAGTAGCCGAGTTCGGGTTCTGAAGCGAGTAGATTGCGTCCTGAACAACGCCCGGACCAGTGAAGAACTTAAGTTCGTTACGAGGCTGGAGATACTTGCTGGGAAGGTTACGAAGAACACGGTCAAAAACTGAACGTGAAGCATTGTCACCGGCCTCGTCAACCGTTGTACCGGAAGCGAGAGCAAGTTTCACAAAGCCGTCAAGGGCCTTGAGAAGCGTGTTGCTTGACGAGGTGTTACCATTGATAAGAAGGTCATCAAGGTCGTTAGCGGTCTGGCGAGCCATAACCTGAGCGAGATGATCCTCAAGGGAAGCACCCTCAATGTTGTCCTCAAGGGACTCAGTTGAGATTTCCCAGTCAAGACGAAGCTTGACGCTGGAAAGTGAAACCTTCGAGAAGGTAACTGCTGCGTTGGAACCGTCATCGGTTGCCTCCGTAGCCTTACGCATAATGCGTGTTCCAACCGACAACTTGTCAATATCCATGCTTGATGCACGCATACGGACAACACGGCTGTTTTGCATAAGAACAGACTGATCGACCACAAAATCGAGGAAACGATTCGACTGTTCAGCATTGAGAAGACCGCCCGAAGCGCCACCCACAACAGAAGTGGTGACTTCGTTAGCCTTTGCTAGAATTTCTTCTTGAGTTGCCATTTATATATTCCTCCTAATCACGACTCATAGCCCAGAGCCTTGACTAGCTCTTGTGGCAAATACATGTTGTTCCAGAAAGAAGGAGCTGACTTACGGATTGTGTCCTCGTCGCCCTCATCTTCATCGCCGTCTGGATCGACGCTTTTCTTTACTGCACCAGCAGCGGCAAATGCCTCTACCTTTTCAGTCTGCTCAGCAAGTGAAGCTTCGGCTGAAGCAAGCTTCTGCTCTAGCTCTTCACGCTGTGCGTCTGTGCTCTTAGTAACTTCTTCGATCTTAGCGTCCATTGAAACCTCAACCTCTTCCTTAAACGAAGCGGCGAAATCAGTGAACTTCTGATCGATGACCGAACCAAGAGCATCTTTCAAGATATCAATATCCATATGATCCTCCATTTGATCGTTATCCGCCTCAACCTCAGATTCAGTTGAAGCTTCTTCTAATTCGACAGACTTTTGTACATCTGCCTCTTCCTCAACTGTAAGCCAGTTGACGAATCGCTTTAACAAAGAAAGTTTCTCTTCGGCAGATGTATCCATCTCTGATACCTTAGCATAATTTTCATCATTACGCAAAGACTTCTCAACCTCTTCCAAAGTTGTACCTTCTTCATCAAGAACTTGTTCCAAAATATCTTCCATATTGGTGAACTCCTTAATAATATCATCATTACATGTACCGCATCCGCATGAACATGCAATTTCTTTTTCTAAATCAACATCATCATCAAATTTGCGTGTGCAATTATCTAGCTGACGAACTTTTGATCTTGCCCAAACCCAACCCGGAGTACCACCCCAAAGGTTCCAAGCAATTCTTCCATTAGAAGGATAACCTTTATCACCCGGATCAGCACCAGTTGCTTTTAAGTCACCGGCATGTCTGGGGAAATACTTCGCTACCTTTCTAACGAACTCTGGAGAAGCAGTGCCGCCTTGAGCCAGCCTTCTGGCTGAACCCATACCAACACTCGTTCCTCCACGACCGTGCTCTTTTCTTTGATTAAGACCAACCTGAGCCATACGTTGTACGGACTTAGGAATAGTCAAATTAATATCATTGCAATCAATTTTCAAAATGTAATCAAGTTGATCGGTAGTGTCAAACTTAACAATATCAATAACCGCAGCTGGGTTTGCAGGATTATCTACAAGACTCAACTCACCAAGTTCATACTTCTTAATTACATTTACAGGCTTACCACGGAACACCTTTTCTGCATCGATCTGCTTGTCAAGAATTTTACCCCCGACAGAGAACGAGCGAAGTGTACCGTCAAGAACTTTCTCCCAAGTATCCTGAGCGCCCTTAGAAATATACGCCTCTACTTGCATAGCGTTGTAGTCTTCACCATTAGCACCCTTAACCTTAACCGGCTTGTAACTAATAGCCTTACCTACAGCAATTGGAGCGTGCATCTCACGGATGTTTCCGGTCCAATTCTTAAACGCTTCAACAGAAGCTTCGAACTCAATAAGATCCCCAGCCTTATCAATATTGTCAGCGGTTGCAATACCGACAACAATGCGCTCTTCCCGCTTGATCATATCAATGGGAAAAGAAAGGTTTAAATCTTCCATAGTAGTATAATAGTACCACAATTTTATTTAAAAGATACGATTTTATGTGGACTCTAACGCTTCTTCGTGGTCATGCAGGCACCTCAGGAGGAACGGCTAATTCAGGGTCACCATCAAACGGAAGATCACGCAACGCTTGACGGTACACACGCCACGCTTCACGTTCATCCTCAGACAGCGCATTGTCAGACGCTTGTGTCCAATCAGACTTAGTGAGCGCAGAGTTACGCCACCATCTGATCCACTCCCATTTCATTTCGTTAGTAAAAACAACAGGCTCACCGTTTTCATCAACGTGGTCTTGCCAATCAAAATCCGATAGAGCCATGTTATGCCGCCTTCATTATGTAGTTCAACGCCATGTACGGCTGAAGGATGTTGTGGGCATTGCCGCCACCAGTGTTCTGGTTGGTCGCTGTAGCCGCTTGGTTAGTCGCTGTCGTGGCGTTGTTTGTAGGCGTGGAGTAACCGCTGTTACCTGTGAAGTTTGGAACGTCGATTGTATGAGCGTGGTTTGAGTTTGTAGAGAGAACGGTGTCGCCTGTGTATGCGGTTCCTTGATGCTGGATACCGCTACCGCTAGAACTGTAAACACCGTTTGTGCTTCTATTCAGAACATGAGTGTGCGAACCCCCAGAAGCAGTATTGAACGCCCCGTGATTGTGCGATATTGAGTGACGATGCTGGTTTTGTGTGTGATTGTGCGAGTTTTGAGTGTGGTTATGAGAGTTCTGTGTGTGGGTGTGTGAC